CTTGTTGATGACTTCGATGCTAATAATAGATTATTCATAACATCCCAACAGAGATTTGAAACTGGTGAAATAATAACAGGTTCTACTTCTGGTGCAACAACAACTGTTGTTTCTTATCGTGCAAACCCTGTCCAAAACATTCAACAGATGCTTGAGTATGCAGATGTTGATAATACCGTTTATAGTTTTCTTGATAAGTTTAGAGACTCCCTCATGGAGTCTATACCTAATACCCTAGCGGAAGGTACAGAGAAAAGAAAACTTATTAAGAGCATTAAAGACTTGTACGCAGCAAAGGGTACTGCTGATGCTCACAAGTTATTCTTCAGAATTCTTTTCAACGAAGAACCAGAAATAATTTATCCAAGAGACAACCTATTACGTTCATCTGATGGTGAGTGGTCAACAGACAAAGTAATTCGAATTACTGAAACAGGACAGTCTGATTTTACAAGTGCTGTTGGTGAATTCATCACTGGTGCAACCTCTGGTGCAAAAGCAATTCTCATAACTGTTATTAAGTTTAGAGAAGGTGCAAGTAACATTGCTGAACTTAGTCTAGATGAAAACTCTATTGTTGGAACTTTTATTGAGGGAGAAATACTTACCTCAATTGATACTGCAAGAGACTTAGAAATCTCTGGTGTTGTAAAGGGAATCGTTACAGGAAAGGTTGTTACCGATCGTGGTTCTTATTATTCCATAGGTGATACGGTTACTATTGGCGCTGGCGGAAATAATGAAGCTACTGCAAGAATCGAATCTATCAGGCCCGGCAGTGTAAATGATATTTTAATTGAAAGTGGTGGTACTGGTTATGCAGTAGGGGATAACCTTGTATTTAATATAACTGGTACTGAAGGCACAAGTCTTAGTGCAAAGGTTCTGGTTGTTGGTGGTGGAATAAACCTAGAGTCTGACACATCTCCAGATCAAATTGTTACAGAAGATAACCTAAACATTTTAACAGTTCAGAATGAAAATTTTGAAATGGAAGACGGTACGCTAAACAACGCATACCTATCAATGGAAGACGGAAGTAACCTGTTCCTAGAACAAAGTGGAATGGTACTTACTGAAAAATCTTCTTTGGATTATGCATTAGCAGCAGGAACTTCTCAAGACTTCACTGGTGATATCATCATGGAAGATGGGAAACAACTTCTTAGAGAAGATGCAGATGTATTCTTTACTACACTAGAACAAACTGTAGGTGAAGCCGATCATCTTGTATTTGAAGATGGGAATCAGATTATTCTGGAACCACAAACATTTGTTGATTTGAGTGTTTCCTCTGAACGTGGTGAGATTACAAAGGTAGGAATAATTAACTCTGGTAATGGTTTCTTAAAGACACCAATTATCTCTGTCTCAACAACTGGTGGTTCTGGTGCAGAACTATATGCGCTTTCTACCAAGTCGCCAATGATTGGTGCGGTTGGTGATGTTGCAGTAACAAACTTTGGTTTGAATTATACTACAACCCCAACAGCTGAGTTTAATAAAAACTTTATTATTAAAGATTACTCTGGTGATTTTGCAAAGGGAGATACTTTAACTAGTCACTCTGGTACGGTAGTTAACTTTGATAGCACAAGAAACTTGTTAAAGGTAAAGACTACTGTTACATTAGATGAGGGTGATACATTAACCACAGTCACAGGTGCTACTGCTACAATTGTACAATCAAACTCTGCTACAGGTGATGTTGAAATTGGAACAATCGGTACTACAGTTGGAGCCTTCCAATCAGATAGAGGTAAGGTTTCCGTTGAAAGTATGAAGGTTCAAGATAGTTTATACTATCAAGATTACTCATATGTTGTTCGTGTTGGGCAGTCTATTAATGAATGGAGAGATTCTATTCGCCGTTCTGTTCACCCTGCTGGTTGGAACGTGTTCGGTGAAGTATCTTTTGCATCTCAGGTATCTGCAACTATTCAAGTGCCTGCTGCTGGTAGAATTAGTGATTACTTCGGTGATGATACATTCTCTCCAGAACTCGCATCTACATTCACTAACCTATTCACCACAATCTTTGGGAGAAGGTTAGGTACGACAACAAACAATGCGACCCTTGTATCTGCTCCTATGTCTGGATATTCAGATATATCAGATGTTCCAGATGGTAGAGATGTTACATTAACATCTGATGTATCGGTTAGAATGAACATTGGAAGAGGCGCACATCTTACAGGGCCGACAATGGAGAATGTTGCACACTACGCTTTCTCTGTACATCCCACCAGCAGTTCTGTTGTGATACCAAACCATCGTGATCCAAGTGGAAGAATTGCAACCACAGGCGCCAACAAGTCTCGTGACCAATACACACTTGCACAAATTGGATACATTGGAATTAGAGAGATAGTAAATGCAGATGGAACTATTCCAGCAAGTGCATTTACAAAAAGAATTAACTTCATGCCTCCGTCTGAGATATATATCTCTAGGGAAGGTTTGACTAATGCCTTTGATAATAACTTCGTTTCATTCGATGATACTATACAAAGGTTTGATGAGAGTGGAAACACTAGGGATACTGAAGGAAGGTACGCAACTTCCTTCGATGAAGTCAATATTGGCTTCGATGAAACAACAACTAAATTTGACGCTGATTCTATTACATCGGGTGGTGCATTTCAATTATTCTCTACATTAGAGACTACCTTTGATAATTCATCAGAAACTTACGATACCCAGTAGATTAGACGTATAAATAACTATAAGAACATAATAGGAGAAACCCAATAATGGCATATCAAGCAATCGGGCGTGGAACTTCTGCGAATGACGGAACAGGCGATGACCTCCGTAGTGGAGCAGGTAAACTAAACGCCAATTTCGTAGAACTCTACACCAAGTTTGGTGACGGTACTACCTTAGCGTCTAACGTAAACATAACAGGCAATGCTGCAACAGCAACCCTTCTTGCATCTTCAAGAAACATTGCTGGAGTAGCATTCAATGGTAGTGCTGCAATTAGTCTCGCAAGTACAAACTTGAGTGACACTGCATCCATTTGTCTCGCCGGCAATACATTAACCCTCACAGGCAAAACACTGACTGCGCCCACTATTAACGGAGTAGTTGGTGGAACTCAAACCTCAGCAACAATCACCACAGTAACTACTGGTGGAATTGTTGGAACTGGTGGTGCGTTAGAGGTTACGCCTGCCAACAACATCGTTGAAGTCAGAGGTGATGGTTCCTCAGTTGAAGGACAGATTAAACTTAACTGTCATGCTAACACACACGGACAAACAATCAAACCACAACCACATAGTGCAAGTGTAACTAATATAAGTCTACTTCCTGCTGGTGTAAGTTCTACATTAGTAAGTAAAGTATCTGCTGATATCCTTACTAACAAAACTCTTGCAGACTTGAAGACAAGTGTACAGACACTTTCTGGTGCTGGTGCAATTGATGTAGTAACTGGTGTAACAGAAGTTACAACAACTGCTGCTAATGCATTGACACTTGCTAACGGAACTGTAGGACAAATTAAAATCATTGTGATGAAAGCTGATGGTGGTGATGGTACTATTACTCCAGTTACTTTTGCTGGTGGTTCAACTATTACTATGAACGATGTTGGTGACAGTGTTATGCTTACTTACGCAACCACAATCGGTTGGGTACTTATTGCAAACAATGGTTGCACCATTGCTTAATAGAGGAATATAAAAAATGGCAATTGATACAATTAAATCCACAGCGGTACTTGACGGTGCAATTGCTACTGCTGATATCGCTGATGATGCAGTAACAGCAGACAAACTTGCTAACGCAATCAATACATCTATTGCTGCAAAGGCTCCCACTGCTAGTCCTGTATTTACAGGCAACGTGGGTATCGGCGCAACTTCGCCTACTGTTTTGCTCGATTTAGAAAGTGCTGCACCTATAATTAGACTGACGGACAGCGATGCTTCTGGCACTCCAGAATGTCAAATTTCGGGTGCTGGTGGTGATTTAATATTTGATGCCGACAGAGATAACGAAAAGGTCAGCAGCTTAATGTCGTTTAAGGTAGACGGCGCAGAACGTATGCAACTATCCGCCTCAGGACATATGGGACTTGGCATGACCCCCAGCAAGTTGTTAGATTTACAAGCAACCGACAACCTAGCAATCCGTTTCTATGATAGTTCAACTTTTAAAGGTGGTATAGAAGTAGCTACTTCTGCTGGTGACATGATCACAGAATCAACAGACGGAGATTTAGCTATACGATCAACAGGACATATGTTGTTATCGTCTGGCGGGGCAACAGCACGTGCCCAGATAAGAAGTACTGGTACAATAAGTTTAGGTGGCGTTACCACCCACAATTCAACCATCTTAATGACAATGGGTGGTAATGGAACTCATCATCAACACAGATGGAATGTGGGCCCACATTTTACGTCAGACAATCCATCTTTTTATACAATTAACGAAGCGGGTACTGGTGTTTATCTACCTCATGGTAATAACGCTTGGTCATCTCACTCAGATGAAAGAATTAAAGAAAATATTACTCCGTTAGGAAATGTCCTATCTGATGTTATGGATATACGTTGTGTTAAATACAATCTTAAAAGCGGCGATCCTAGTCAAACTAAAATTGGTTTCATTGCACAGGATTGGCAAAGTTCATTTCCAGAAGTTGTGGATGAAGATCAGAATACAGTTATAGAGTCTGATGGTACTATTGGGCCGATTGAAGAATCAGAAAGTACTGATATAGTTAAAGCGATTGCTTACACAGAAACAATACCAGTACTATTAAAAGCAATACAAGAACAGCAAGCATTAATAGTGACACTTACAACTCGTATCACTGCATTGGAAGATGCTTAAAAATGCATACTAAATAGTATTATAGAATATAGGAAAAAACAATGGCAGCAATTATAACAGAACATTTCAGACAGCATAATGCAGAACAATTTTTTGAATCGTTCTCAGAAGCTGCGCCCACAACGTATTATCTTTTTATTGGTAAGAGTACTCCGTTTACAACAACGACTACTGGCGGTACAGATAACTCTCCACCAGTACCAAATGATGATGTGGTAACAGAGCATTACAAGTGGGATTCTATGCTTGCTGCCAAACTCATCTCATCTTCTGATGTTTCATTCGTCATCCCAAGAAGAAACTGGGCTAACTCTACAACTTACGACATGTACGAACATGATATCAGTACATCGAATACCACAACAAGTGGCGCAACAAACTTGTATGCTGGTACATATTACTTTATGACTACGGACTACAGAGTGTATAAAGTCCTTGACAACAACGGTGGAGTTGCGTATAGTGGTTCAGAACCTACTTCTGAAACCTCAACTCCTTTTGAGTTGGGTGGTTACTTGTTACAATACATGTACAAGATTACAACCTCAGAAGTTTCAAAGTTCTTGACATCTGATTTCATTCCTGTAAGTACAGATACAACTGTATCTGGTAACGCAGTGAGTGGTGCATTGGATACTGTTCGAACTGTTGCTGGTTCTGGTTACACAAACGGAACTTACTATTCTCCAATTGATGGAGATGGTTCAAATGGTATTGTAAAAATTGTAGTATCTAGTGGTGCAATTGTAAAGCAGGGTTCTGCTGGTTCAAACATGTACGCAATCGGTGCTAATTATACTTTTGCAAATGTTGACTTAACAAACGTGTATAGTGATACATCTGTAAGTTCTGCTGCGAATATTGGTAGTGGTTCTGGTGGTTCAGTTCAACCAATCGTTTCACCTTACGGTGGACATGGTAAGGATGCAGTACATGAACTTGGTTCTCACTTCGTAATGACTAATGTTAAATTAGAACAGAATGAAGGTGCTGACTTTACAATCGCAAATGATTTCAGAGAAGTTGGAATTATTAAAAACCCATTTAACTTTGGTACAACAACTGTTTCAACTTCATCTACTGCAAGACAATCTTTGAAGGTTACATTGAATGGTGCCCCAACGGTTGCATATGAAATAGATGAAAAGATTACACAATCAACTACTGGTGCAGTAGGTAAGATTGTTGAGTTTGATTCAGTTAATAATATTATATACTATCATCAAGAAAAATATGCAAACTATGGTCTTGCAGCAAACGGAAACGTAATTGCATTTAGTGGTACTAATGTTATCACTGGTGCCAGTAGTGGTGCTGTTGGAACAGCGGCTACATACGCCACACCAGAGTTACAACCAGACAGTGGAAAGGTTATCTATATAGAGAATAGACGCCCAATTTCTCGTGCGTCTGACCAAACAGAAGATATTAAAATCGTAGTGGAATTCTAAACAATGGAAAATACAAATCTTAATGTAGCCCCGTATTATGATGATTTTGCAGAAGACAAAAACTTTCATAGGGTACTCTTTCGGCCTGGATTTTCAGTCCAAGCAAGAGAGTTAACTGCACTTCAAACTATCCTACAGAACCAAGTTGAAAGACATGGTAGACATATGTTCAAGGAAGGAACTGTTGTCATTCCTGGCGCAACTGGTTTTACTAATGAGTATTACGCAGTTAAGTTGTCGGGACTATTAGAAACAACAGAAGTATCTACATACATTCAAGATTTTGTTGGCAAGAAAATTACTGGTTCTGCCAGTGGTGTTGTCGCAGAAGTTATACAAGCAGTTGCTGCAACAACAACTGATCCTATCACTCTATTTGTAAAGTATGTTGCAACAGGTTCGGATAATGTAACAACTGTTTTTAATAACGGTGAAAAGATATCTGCTGATGGTACGGTAGGTGCTTTTGGTTCTGGTATTGACTCTGCACAACTTGAAGCAACTGCTGCAACTGCAACAGGTAGTTCTGCAAATGTTCAAGAAGGTGTTTACTTTGTTCGTGGACATTTCGTAAAGGTTGCAACACAAAGAATTATTCTAGACAAGTATACCAACACACCATCATACCGTATTGGTTTGACTGTTACAGAAACATTAGAAACTCCAGAAGAAGATACATCCCTTTTAGATAACGCACAAGGTTCTTCAAACGTAAACGCTAAAGGCGCACACCGACTAAAGATTTCTCTTGCTCTTTCAAAACTCGCTTTAGATTCAGTTGAAGATGAAAACTTTATTGAACTTCTTAGAACTGATTCTGGTATCGTACAAGAAAAGGCTAGAAACACAGAATACTCAGTTCTTGGTGATACTCTTGCCAGAAGAACATATGACTTGTACGGCGACTTCAGTGTAAAGAAGTTTGATATTGAAAAATTAGAAAACCTAGATGATGGTTTGAACAATGGTGTTTATCAATCTTTAGAAACAACGGATGATGGTAATATTGCATCTGATGATTTTGTCACAATGCAAGTGTCTCCAGGCAAAGCATATGTTCGTGGTTACGAGATTGAAACAATTGTTCCAACATATGTTGATATTGCAAAACCAAGAACTTTCAGTTCATTCAATGGTGCAGTAACTCCTGTTGAGGTTGGTAACTATGCATTGGTTAGTAATGTTCATGGACAACCAGAAATCTCTCCAGAAATATCTGGTAAGATTGCTAAACCATATCGTGATATTCAACTATTTGATATTCAGAATACTACTGGTGGTAGTTCTAATGGTACTAAGATTGGTGTCGCTCGTGTTCGTGCAATAGAACATCATTCTGGACAACAAGCTGGTACTGTAGATTCTATGAGTGCTGCTGCACAATTCAAACTTTATATGTTTGACTTGAGAATGTTTACCAAACTTACAATGTCTGGCACTCCTGCTGGTGCAGCTGCTGGTGGTATGGTAACTGGTGCAAAGATTACAGGTGCTACCTCTGGTTCATATGGTTATGTCCACTCTGATAGTACTGGAACAGGACTTGTTCTTACAACAGTTGTGGGTAAGTTTCAAACTGGTGAGAAATTAATATCTACCTCTTCTAGTGTTTCTGCCGATCAATTCATGGAAACCTCTGGTAACACAGACGTTACCGTTTCTGCAATTGCAGAATTTAACTTTGATGCCGTAAAACAAGTTTACATGGATGGTACTGAATCTGGTATAGACTTTACTGCTGACTTAGTTCTAGATGATTCGTTTACAGTTAATGGTACTATTACTATTGCCAATGGTGACAAAGATGCTGTTGGTGGTTTCCAATCTGACTTTGTAACTGATGTAAGAGTTGGTGATATTGTTTCACTTCCTACTGGTACTAACGGCGCTTTACAAACTAGAAGAGTTGATTCTATATCTGGACAGACTTTAGATTTAAGTTCTGATGTCACTACTGCTGTAACCTCTGTTGCAATGAAGAGACTACGGGCTAAACTTGTAGACCAAAACAAAAACATACTTCTGAGAAAACTCCAGAAGGACACAATTAAAACTTTAAAGACAACTTCAAATAGTTTTATTTCAGACTCTTCTATTACTATTCGTAAGTCTTTTGTAGGAACATCAAACTCTTCTGGTGTAGTTACATTCACGACAACAGGCGCTAACGAAACTTTCAACTCTGTAGACAATGAAGATTACAATTTGGTTATCACAACCGCTTCGTCTGACGGTGGTACTGCCGCTGTTGGTGATGTTGTTAACCTATCCTCTGATGAAGTTACTGTCGCTAACAACTCTACATCTTTAACTATTACTTCTAGTTCTATCTTAGGTAACGCTTCATCAGTTCGATTGGTTGCAACATTGACTAAGACAGTTGCTTCAGAGAAAACTAAAGTTAGAAACAGATCATCGCTAATTATTGCTGATCAGTCTGCTGCGGGTCTATTTGGTACTTCTGCACATCATAAAGAGATTTCTCTTGCATATGCAGATATCCATAAGTTAACTGCTGTATTCGAATCTCCAGACGCATCTACAAACCCAAGACTTCCACAGTGGACTATTACTGGTGCAACTGGTGTGTTTGAGAAGGGTGAGATTATAACTGGACAAACCTCTGGTACTAAGGCTTATGTAGTTAACCCACAGTCGCCATTAACATTCGTTCCAATCAATGAAGGAGTGTTTGATGCTGCTGAATCAATCTTAGGATTGGAAAGTGCTAAGACTGCAACACTAGAAACTTTCTCTGCTGGCGATAGACTTATCACTAATAACTTCGTTTTAGATAGTGGACAAAGAGATAACTTCTACGACATAGGTAGACTAGTAAGAAAAGGTTCTGCTCCTGCTCCTGTCGGTAAACTGCTTGTTGTATTTGATTACTTGACTCACAGTACTGGCGACTTCTTTACGGTAGATTCTTATTCTACCATTCCATACAAAGAGATACCAACATACTCGGCTTCTCGTGTAGACCCAGAAACGGCTGCACCTAGTGGTGAGTACGACTTGCGTGATACAGTAGACTTCAGACCTCGTGTTGGAGATTCAACTGTATCTCTTACTAATGTCGCTTTGACTGAACCTTCTCAGACATATGCTGCTGACAAAGTTACAAGTCTATCTTTCTCTTTTGAAAGTAGAGACTTTAGTGGTACTGGTGGTTCAACCACAAACATTCCAAAAGATGGTTCAAACTTTGCATACGACTTTGAATTTTATCTTCCAAGAAAAGATGCATTGTATTTGACATCTGCTGGAGAATTTAAGGTATCTTCTGGTACTGCTTCTGAAAACCCAACCGACCCATCAGTTATTAATGACGCAATGTTGATTGCAGAAATTGGACTGAATGCGTATGTCCTTGGTTTGGAAGATGTTCAACTATCAGTTGTAGACAATCCAAAGTACACAATGGCTGACATTGCTAAACTAGAAAACCGTATTGATAATATGGAGTACTACACTGTACTTAATCTTCTAGAGAAAGAGGCAGACTCCTTACAGATTCAAGATGCAAATGGACTTGACAGATTCAAGTCTGGTTTCCTTGTAGACAACTTCTCTGGACACGCCACTGGCGATGTTCAACACCCAGACTATCGTGTGTCAATTGATATGCAGAATGGTGAGTTGCGTCCAAAATACTTTATGAAAAACGTGAGGATGAATGAGGAAAATACAAATGAAACCGATAGAACATCTAGTAACTATCAGAAAACTGGTTCTTTATTAACTCTTCCTTATGAACATACAGTAGCTGCTGATCAACCATATGCAACTCGTGTAGAAAACCTCAACCCTGTGTTGAACTTCTCATGGGCTGGTAACATGAAACTTACACCAGAAGGTGATGAGTGGTTTGAAACTAGAAGACTTCCAGACTTAATTATTAACAGAGAAGGAAACTTTGATAGTGTTCTTGCTGCTAATCGTAATGCGATTGGTACAGTTTGGAACGCATGGCAAACACAATGGACTGGCGTTACTACTACCAGTACATCTAGATTCTTAGAGACAAGTTGGTCACGTGCTAGAAGCACTGTTCCATATCGTCCTATCATTGAAAGAACAACAGCGACTACACAAACTGGACAGACTAGATCAGGTATTAGTACTTCTGTTGTTCCTAGAATTAACAGTGAGTCTAGGGGTGATAGAGTAGTTGCTCGTGCAGTAGTTCCTTTCATTCGTGCAAGAAACATACACTTTGAAGCAACTGGTATGAAACCTCTTACTCAAGTATATCCTTTCTTTGATAAGAGAAATGTTGCTAAGTTTGTGTTCCCTACAGGTGGTGGTTTAAAGGGTGTTGTATCAGACCTCGTAACTTCATTAGTTGGTTCGTGGACTAGTATTACTAAGATTGAATTTGATTATCACAAAACTGGTTCAGACCCTTTGATATTCACGACTTTTCATAGAGATATTGTTACTAATGGATATACACAGGTTAATTCACAACAGGCGCCAGGTTCTACTCGTACCGTCATAACTACAAGTGGATTGTCTATAACACCAGACCATTGGGGTAACACGGTTATTAGAGGACATGGTACAGACACAAATAATAGAATTGGCGCTGATGATAGATTGTATGACATTCGTATCTACGACCAAGATGGTGTATTGATTCCAAGAACTCTTTATCAAATTGAAAGTGCTTCTAAATGGACTAATGCTGGTAGGGCGATAGATGGTAGTACAGATTCTTTTGCGTTATTCAATACATCACTATATTCTAATTCAAGTAAACAAAATGAAATTACAATTCGTGTAATGGATGGTTCTAAGACTATTCTTCCTTCTTCTGGAAGATTGAAACAGTATTCATACCTTAGGGCAGATGAAACTGCTTTGATTACTGATGCTGCTGGTTCTACTGAAGGATACTTTGCAATCCCAGATTCAAAAAAGGCGAACAATCCTAAATTTAGAACTGGTTCAAGAGTATTCCGTTTAACTTCTTCCTCAACTAATGTTAAGGCTCCAGAACCAGAAACTTTTGCCCAGGCAACTTATACTGCTAATGGTGAAATAAGAAGTACTAGAGAAACTATTGTTAATACTCGTAATGGACGAGTTGTAACATCATCTGCAAATCAAACAAGGGTTCTAACTGGTGCTGCTGCTACTAGAGATGCTATTGTTGGTTGGTGGGATCCAGTTGCACAATCGTTTATGCCTCAGACTGAGGGTGGAGAGTATATCACAAAGATTGATGTATTCTTCTCACAGGTTGATGAAAACATTCCTGTCACATGCCAGATTCGTGAAATGAATACTGGTTATCCGACAACTAAGGTTCTTCCTTTTGCAAGTAAGACGCTGAGACCAGAAGAGTGTGCAATATCAAGTGACGCTACTGCTGCAACAACATTTACTTTTGATGAACCTGTTTATGTTAAGAACGGTGTGGAAGTTGCTATTGTTCTACAAACCGACTCTCCAGATTACCTTGTGTGGATTTCACGCATGGGTGAAACTGATGTGGGCGGTAAGAGACTTGTATCAGAACAACCTTACTTGGGTGTTCTATTTAAGTCACAGAACAACTCTACATGGACTGCTTATGACATGGAAGATTTGAAATTCAAAATCTATCGTGCAAAGTTTGACACAACCAAAACGGCTACTATTAATTTCGTTAACGATGCTGTAGAAACTGTTGACTTAGAAAATGATGCTATCAGAACATTCAGTGGTGTTAGTAAAGTCAAGGTTCTTCATAGAGATCATCACATGTATGATGCAACAAAGAATAATGTCACTATTAGTGGTGTTACTTCTGGTATTACATCTACACTAAGTGGTGCAATAACAAATAGTGCAACAACATTAACTCTTGCTACTGCACTCACTGGTGTTGGTACAAGTGCTGCTGTTGTTCTAAAACTGTTCTCTCTTAATGCATCTGGTGATTCCGTCACAGAAGTTGTTACAGGAACAACCAACTCAAGTAACTCTAAGATTGTTGAGAGTATTACTCGTGGAGTTGAAGGAACTGCAATCGCTCATATCACTGGTATCAGTGTCGAGAAGTACAGTATTGCAAACATCTCTTTGACTCAAATCAATAAGACTCACACAGACATTAATGATTCCCAGATAGATAGTTATACTGTTGCAACAACAACTGCTGCGAATGCTTCTGGTAACTTTGGTGGTAGTAATATTATCGCTTCTGAGAATTCCCAGATGGATCAGATGCAGGCTCTATTCTCTACCATTGAAAACCCAAATACTTCTATGACTGTTAAGATGAGAAGTACTACAGGTACTTCACCTAGTGGTACAGAAAGTTCGTTTGTGAAACAAACTATATCACAGGCAGATATTATTCCTTTGAATGATAATTATGTATTCGACAAACCAAGACTTATTGCTTCACAGATTAATGAAACAAATGAAATGTCTGGTGCTAAGTCATTAGAAGTTGAATTTACATTACAAAGTTCTAAGGACAACTTATCTCCTATTATTGATTTAGATAAGAGATCAATTGTTACTGTTTCAAACAGATTGGATAACATCGACTCATCGTCTGCTGTTTACCCAACTACTGAGTATATACCACCAACTGACCCAGATGGTGATAGTAACGAAAGTATTTACATTACTCGTAAGGCTCAGTTGGCGACTCCTGCTAACTCAATCAAGTGTTACTTGGACGCTGCTAAGTTCCAAAGTTCTGAACTGCAAGTGATGTTTAAGATACTCCGTTCTGATGATGCATCAGACTTTGATGAAATTGGTTGGCAGTATTTCAATACGGATGGTTCTCCAGATACTACAGTGAACAACTCTGTTAATACTAATGATTTCATTGAACGTGTATATAGTGTTGATAATGTAGGTGAGTTTATTTCCTTTGCAATTAAGATTAGAATGCAAGGTACAAATAGTTCAGAAGTCCCTCGTTGTAAAGACTTGCGGGCAATTGCATTGGCGACATAGAATGACAGACTATATTAAAGTAGAAGAACATCCTAAACTTGTACGAGATACTTATTCTCGTGCAATTATAAACACGGATATACATGCATACGAAGCTGCTATCAAAAGGTCTAGAAGTGTTAATCAACAAAAAGATACTATGAGGGATGCAGTAAGAGACATAAATAACTTAAAGAGTGAGATGCATGAAATAAAGTCTTTACTTTTAAAACTAGTGGATAGAGAATAATGGCAGATCGTAATACACCAGAATCATTTACCCTTGAACAATGGAGAGTTGAGTTCAACGAACTTGCTGTTGATGTCGGTGACATTGCTTCTCTTCCCTCAGCAGTAAATGGAACAAACGTAACCGACATTGTAGAATCAGTTGTTCAACTTGAGAGTGCAATCAGTACGTTGATGAACCCAAATGTCTTAGACTTTGGTGATTCGACAAACGCTAATACTGCAAGAATTAAAATGGGCGCTGGTGATGATCTTCAGATGTACCATGACGGTAATAATTCTATAATCAATCATACGGGCACAGGTTCATTATCTCTAACATCTGACTCAACGACCTTAACATTTCCAGCTGTTGGTGGAACTATGGCGACTGAGGGTTTTAGTATAGCTCTTGCAGTTGCTCTTGGTTAAGACTTATAAATAATAGAGATATTAAAGGAAAAGAATAAATGGCCAATAATTTTAAAAACGCATTTGCAACAAGTGTCAGCACTACTGCTGGTTCTCCGACAGATGTGTATACAGCGAACAATGGATCTGCATGTAACTCAATTCTAATCGAACTTGACATTTCAAACACAGGCACTTCAGCAGTACAGGTTACAGTTTTAATTAGGGATAGTAGTGCTTCTGCATCATTCCATATTATTAAAAGTGCTCCTCTACCAGTTGGTTCCTCTTTGAAAGTGGTGTCAGGACAGAAGGTCGTTTTAAATGGTAATGACAAGGTTCAAGTATATGCTTCGGCAAATACTGTTGATGTGGTTGCATCAATCCTAGAAGACGTATCGTAAAGGAGAAATAAATGTCGTATATCGGTACTCCATTTCATAATCAAGTTTCACCTGCTTTTCATCAGGAGGACTTTACTACTTCTAGTTTTGGAAACATCACCGTAGGTTCTACAACTCACGCAAACTCTACTGCCTTGACTCAATCGGTGCCAGGCGGTAATGATGAAAACCTAATGGTTGTAATCAACAACGTAATCCAACAAGCAACAAGTGCATTCACTGTTGAACAGAATGCAGATGGTGAACCAAAGATTTTAAAACTTTCTGAGGCGCCTGCTGCAAGTTCAGTAGTTTATATTGTACATAGAGGTATAGGTTCTTTCCAAATGAAACCGCCCTCTGGTTCAGTTGGTTCAACAGAACTTCAAGCAAACTTAAAGTCATTTACCAATGATGTGTTTACAGGAAACGGTTCAACGACTGCATTCACTCTGTCAGAAGTACCTCCAAACGCAAACTCAGTTTTGGTTTTTGTTGATGGTATCCTACAGAAGGCATCTAATAACTATTCAATTAGTGGTACTACGTTAACATTCACTTCTGCTCCAGACGCTAGTGCAGAGATTGAAGCAAAACATCTTGGTATTCGTGGAGTGGTTCGTAGAAGTCCAGATTGGTCGTATGATGCATTCACTGGTAATGGTTCTTTAACTGCATTTACATTATCAAGTAGTGGCGCAACAACAAATAGTGCATTCATTTTCTACAATGGTATTGCGTTGAAACCATCAACAGACTATTCAATTAGTGGTGCTACATTAACACTTACATTTGCACCAACCAATGCATCTGAACTTATGGCGAGGTATCAACTCTAATGGCTAGTAATTCAAAAAATATCGCAGAACTTTTAAATGGCGACACAACTCTTACTGCAACAGATATTGCAAACGATGCTGTAACAGCAGATAAGATTGCTACAGGTGCTGTCGTTGCAGACGGACTTGG